GGATGTTTGTCCTGGCGATCCTTCTTTACCCGGCCGGTGATGCTTTCGCCACTACCAGTGACAAGGGCGCAAGTATCCTGCCGTTCCTTGGCTTCGGCGGGATGATCGTCAACGCGGCGAACCTGCAGAACATCTTCATCAACCTGAAGACCACCTTCAACAAGGCTTTCGATTCTGCTCCCTCGGTCTGGGAAAAGATCGCCATGCTGGTACCGTCCGGAGGCAGTGAGAACCAATACAACTGGCTCTCCATGTTCCCTCGGATGCGCAAGTGGGTCGGTGACAAGGTTGTGAAGTCCCTGGAAGCGTTCAAGTACACCATTGTCAACGACGACTGGGAAGCCACCGTGGAAGTGGACCGCAACCACATCGAGGATGATAACCTGGGGATCTACGCACCACAGGCGCAAATGGCAGGTTATTCCGCCAAGCAGCTCCCCGACGAGATTGTCATTGGCCTGGTGAATGACGGCTTTACCAATCTCTGTTACGACGGGCAGTATTTTTTCGACACGGATCACTCGGTTGCCGGCGCTTCGGTTGCTAACAAGGGTGTGGCTGTTCTGTCTTGCGCCACCCTGGCAGCGGCACAAGCATCATTCGGAGCGGCTCGTACCGCGATGAAAAAGTTTAAAAACGATGAGGGTCAGCCTCTCAACACCACCCCGAATATTCTCCTGGTACCCCCGGCACTTGAGGACACTGCCCTGGTGCTCAAGAACAACGAGCGCCTTGAGGACGGCAAGCAGAATCCTTACAAGGGAACCTTCGAAGTGGTGACTGATACGAGACTTACCTCAGACACCGCGTGGTTTCTGTTGGATACCACCAAGCCGGTCAAGCCCTTCATCTACCAGGAGCGCAAGAAACCGGTGTTCGTCCAGCAGATAGATCCCCAGGCGGACGATGTTTTCAGCCGCAAGAAATTCAAGTTCGGCGCGGAAGCACGAGCGGCAGGCGGATACGGTTTCTGGCAGCTCGCCTTCGGCAGCACCGGTCTCGGTTAATCACGAGGGCGGGGAACCCCGTCCTACACCATTTGATGGAGGATCAGCACCATGCCTATTCGCATAACAGCCAAAAAAGACGGTTTCCGTCGCTGCGGGGTAGCTCACCCGGCACAGCCGACCGAATATCTGGATAGTAAATTCAGCAAGCAGGAACTCGAACTCTTACAGAAAGAACCGATGCTGGTGGTTGAGATACTTGCTGGTGCTGAAAAGGCCAAATCAGACAAGCCACCAAAGGCCGATGATCTGATCAGGCTGATTAAGGAAGCTGGTACGCCTGAACAGGTTGACGAGCTCCTCGGTACCGACGAACGAGCCACCGTGATCGCGGCCGCTACCGCCCGCAAGGAAGAGCTGGCTCCGAAAGAGTAACAGCTACACCATAAAACCACGAAAAGGGGCGGACAGCCCGCCCCTTTTTCTTGAAAGGCAACCATGGCCTACAGCACCCTGGACGATCTGATTAAAAACATTCCCGAGGCGGTCATCATCCAGTTGACGGACGATGCCCAGGCCGGTGAGGTTGACCAGGAAAAGGTCGATGAAGCTATCTCTTCGGCTGACGGCGAGATCGACGGTTACCTGTCAACCCGCTACACGGTGCCGCTCGATCCGGTCCCTGCGCTGATCAACAAGTTTTCCGCCGACATCGCCATTTACAACCTCTATTCCCGCGTGGCCGAAACCATTCCAGACACCAGGAGCGACCGTTACAAGAACGCCATCCGCACCCTGGAGAAGATCTCCGAAGGGAAGATCAGGCTGGGCGGCGAGACCGAACCCCCGGCAAAGACGCAGCCGACCGCTTCTTTCTCTGCTCCGGAACGACTGTTTACCCGTGAAAAACTGAGGGATATGTAATGTCCGACATGCTCACCCACATTGAGGAGGGTGTCCTGGCTCTGATCACGGAGAAGATCGAAGGGGTCCGGGCCTCCGGTATCCAGAAAGACGCCAGGGGCATGTTCGTCAATCCCTCTGTTGCGGCCGCCTGTCTCGATGGCGAGCTGGAGAAAGTCACCCAGGTGACCTACAAACAGAATGTGACGCTCTCGGTCCTTTTGACCTTCAAGGATCTGCAGGGCGAACAAAAGCGCCGCAAGGGTATCAACCCGCTGATCATGGGGGTCATCCAGACCCTGCTGCTCCAGGACATGGACCTGGCGATAAAACCGCTGGTGCCGCTGCGCTTCCGCGACATCACCACAACCAACGACTACACCGAGGGGAAAGTGCGCTATCTGCTGCAGTTTGCCACCTCGTTCACCATAACCAGCCAATCCGACGAAGAGATCACCGACCTGCTCCGCGTAGGTCTCGATTATATCCTGACGCCGGGCGACGAGGCAGCCGACACGGCCGACCTGGTCAATTTGCCCGAGCTGCCCAAAGAGGAATAAAGACGTATTCAAGGAGGCTTCATATGCTCGTTAAAGCAGCGCCGGGGCTCAAAGTCCCCATGGAAGGCCGACCGAGGGGATTCATCTCCGGGCCTGATCCGGTGCGGGTACCCGATACCGCGTATTACCAGCGCATGGTTTCCGATGGGAGCCTGACGGCTATCAGCGAAAAGCTCATAACCGGGAAACCACCTGCAACCAAGAAGACGTAATCAAGAGCCACGAGCCAGCTATACAAGGAGGAACCACTAATGACCATCCAGTTCGACGAGATCCCGAGCTCGATACGCAAGCCGGGTAAGTATTTCGAGTTCAACACCAAGCTGGCGGTGCGCACCCTGCCGGCCAATAACCAGCGGATGCTGCTCATTGCGCAGTTGCTGGCTGCCGGATCTGCCGCGGCTCTGACTCCGGTCCAGGTGTATGACGATGCCCAGGCTGCAGCGCTGTTCGGCTCCGGCTCGATGGCTCATCTCCTGTGCCGGGCGGCGATCAAGGCTAACCCCTACCTGGACCTGACCGTCTGCGCTTTGGCCGATGCCGGAGCGGGTGTGGCGGCAACTGGCACAATCACCATCACCGGCCCGGCGACCGGCAGCGGAATCATGCGGATCTTCATCGGCAACCGCACGGTGGAAATCGCGATCGCCTCCGGAGCTGTGCAGAACGATATCGCTACGGCCTTGAATGCCGAGCTGGCGAAGTACGCCGATCTGCCGGTGACCGCGGCGGCCGTGACCAATGTTGTCACCCTGACCGCCCGCAACAAGGGCACGGTCGGTAACAGTATCCCGTTTTCGGTGGAAGTCACCGCTGCCGGCATCTCCGCTGCCGTGGTCGTGATGGCGAACGGCGCGACGGACCCGGCGCTTTCCACGGCCCTGGCACCGGTGGTCGCCGAGCAGTACCACATCATCGCCACACCCTACAACGACTCCACCAGCCTGACCGCCCTGACCGATCACCTGGACCTGGTCTCCGGTCCGATGGAGCAGCGCCCGGCCGTTGCGGTGATCGCCCAGACCGGAGCGCTGGCAACCGCCACTACCCTGGCCGGTACCATCAATCACGGCCGGGTGGCTCTCGTACTCCTGCGCGGCAGCCGGTCGCTGCCTGCTGAATTGGCCGCAGCTTTTGCCGCGGTGCTGGCGCGCGAGGAAGATCCGGCCATGCCGCTCAATACCCTGGAGCTGAAGGGCATTCATGCCCCGGCCATCGACCAGCGATTTTCAAGGACCGAGCAAGAGAACTGCCTGCACAACGGGGTCACACCAATAGAAGTGGCTCCCGGCGAGAAGGTCCGCATCGTCCGGGCGATCACTACCTATACCCAGGATGCACAAGGGATCGACGATATCAGCCTCCTGGACATCACCACGATCCGGACGCTGGATTATGTCCGGGTGGCCTGCCGCGAGCGGATTTCCCTCCGCTTCCCCAGGGCAAAGCTCTCCAGCAAAACCCCGCCGAAGGTGCGGAGCGAGCTGCTCGATGTACTGATGAAGCTGGAGGAGTTGGAGATCGTCGAGGAAGTGGCGGCCAACAAGGACGGTCTGATCGTCGAGCGCAACGGCCAGGACCCGAACCGTCTGGACGCGAAGATCCCGGCCGATGTCGTCAATGGTCTGCATGTGTTTGCCGGGCGGATTGATCTGCTTCTTTAACCATTAAACCGGAGGTTATGCCATGTCTGAATATGTTGCAAAGGTCTCCCTGGAGGTAAACGGCCAGGAGATTACCGATTTCAAGGCCGTGTCCGAAGGCGGGCGCACCCTGCGCAAACAGGTGCCGCTGATGAATAAAACCGGGCACACCAACGTGACGCCACGCCATGGCGTGAGTGTCGATTACGTAGTGCCGTCCGATGCACCTGAGTTCGATTTCGACTCGGTCGAAGGGGGGACGCTCACCATCGACAAGGGGAATGGCAGCCGGGTCACTTATGGCGGCGTCTGCACCCTGGAAGTGGGCGAAACCAGGTATGACGGCGACAACGAGGCGGTGAAAACCATCTCCCTGTCCGCTGAGACCAGGACGGAGGCGTAGATGACGGAGCAAGGCACTCTTCCTTTTGGCATCGAACGGGATGGTATTCGTCGCACGTCATTCGGGGTCCGGGAGCAAATATTCCGCGACTCGTTTGACCTCCTTCAGGAGAAACCTGACCTGGAAAAAGCCAGCGACGCCGAGTTCGGACTCCATCTACTGGCTAAACGACTGACCGTCCAGGGGGTACCGAGTGAGGAAATCACACCGGACTTGATCCTCGATCTTTGCAGCGAAGATTACAACGCTGTCCAGGAAGCGGTTAAGCGACTGGAACTCCGGAGGGTCTCCTTTCGAGGGGCGGCTGAAGCCGCAGCGGAAGCGGGAGATAATGCTGCTTAAAATCGGGTATGGCGAAGATTCGATCTCCCGCATGACCCCGCACACGATGGACAGCATTCTTGTGGCCCACTTTGAGCTTATGGATCCTGAAGGCGCACGAAAGACAAAGAAGTACAAAGTCATGAGGCAGAAAAAAGGATAGCCGATGCGCGACATGAAACTTTTTCTGGAACTAGTTGCCCGCTCTACCGGATTTCGGACTGAAATGTCCAACTCCGGCCGAGCGGTCAACCGTTTTGTCCAGGGAGCAAAAGGTGAATTGAATGCGCTCAAGCACGCGTTTTCCGGGGTTACCGGAAAGCTTGCCGGGCTCGGGCTCGGTATCGGGTCCGTGCAGCAGCTGGCCGCATCGGCCCGGCTCGACAAGTCCCTCTCACAGATAGGGCAGACAGCCGGCGAAGGGGAGAAGCAGGTAAAGGGTCTGCGGCAAGAGTTCTTCCTTATGGGGAAGGAAACCGGCCAACAGGTTGAAGACTTAAAAGACGGATTCAACGGCCTGATCCAATCCGGGCAGACCTGGCGGGCGGCATTGGAATCCACGCGAGGAATCAATATTGCCTCGGCGGTCACCGGAGCCAAACAGGACATTCTGGCTGGCGGTCTCACCGTTGGTGCAACTGCTTTTGAAATCGACTTGGAAAAGCCGGGCAAGGCCTTGGAGCTGTTGGATAAGATGGTGGTCGCCGGACGCCTGGGGAATGCTGAGTTGGAGAACCTCTCGGCAATTTTTGCGCGGGTCGGGGTGAACTCCGCTTCCGCCGGGATGGGTTTCGAAAAGACTCTCGCCTTTATCGAAGGTCTGTCCATGGTGGAACGGCAGCCGGAGCGGCTGGCTACCCTTGCCGATTCCACTTTGCGAGTGTTTACCAACCTCCGCTATATGGCCGCCGCCCAGAAGGCCACCGGAGTGAAATTCTTTGACAAGGCAGGAGGGCGCCGCGATCCGGTAGCCGTCCTGGAGGACATCCGAAAGAAGTACGCCCTACTGAGGACGGACCAACAGCGAGCCCTGTTTATTCAGGCCGCTTTTGGCAAGGCAGATCTGGACACCATCAAAGGAATAAAAACTCTGCTGCAGGGGCAGAGCCTGGACAAGGTCCGGGACTTCACCCGGAAGATAGAGGAGGCAGGCGGTACTCTGAAAGAGATCTTCCCGACGCTATCTCAAACGCGGTGGATCAAACCGGCCGGTTAAAAAACAATCTCCGCCAGGCAGCAGACAGCTTCGTACAACCGATCAATAAGACCCTTTCAGATCTGATTAAATGGGCGATGGACAGCAAGAAAAACGGCGGCCTCGGACTGGACGGCAAGGACATGATCGTCGGCGGTGCCGGGCTGACCCTCGGCACCATCGCAGCCGCCCGTTATGGAAACAAAGCTATCGGAGGACTGGCCAATAAGCTGCTTAGGTCGGGTGGGTCATTGTCCTTGGGCGTGGCTGAAGGAAAAGCTCTCGAAGCCGCAGCCGGTGTCACCCCTGTGTTTATAACCAACTGGCCCGCGACTCTTGGCGGGCTTGTTCCTCAGACTGGACCTATACCAAAGACGGCAACGGCTGGATATGGGGCGGCCGCTGTTAATCTGCTGAAAAAGCCGGGCCTGGCTGCTATCGCTGGAGTAATTGCCGGATGGGGAGGAAGTAAGCTCGACAAACTTCTCGGAGGAACCGGAGATTACCTGGAGCCGGGCACTTTCCCTGGGGAATCCGGACCGCGGCATAACCAGGTAAAGAACGATATCAAGATCGACATCCAGATCGACGATCGCGGCCGGGTCATTACCAAGACGACTGGCATGAACAATTCCGTCAACACCATGAAGCGCGGCAGCTTCTTTGACGCGATCACAGCCATGCCGGCGGGGTATTGAGATGGCAAAAACAGATATAGCATACCTCTCCGGGATCCTCCTGCAGATGGAGACCATCGAGGACGGTTTTGAGGTTGCGATCGCACGCAACGAATACCCGTATGGGGACGGCGCCGACCTGGAAAACATGGGGCAGAAGGCCCGGACGATCCGCGTCCGTTCTTATTTCTGGGATGGTGGCGATAACTTCACCTATGACGATCATATCAAGCTAATTAACCTGCTGAAGCAAAAGGACCTGCTCGAATTTCAGCATCCGAAATACGGCCTCACCCAGGTGATGGCCGAGCAAGTTTCGGTACGCCATGATGACACGGAACGGACCGCTGAGGTTGATCTTACGTTGGTTGAGCACCTCCGGACCGAGATCGTTGTTGAACAGCGGGACGTGTCCGCCGATGCCGAGGGTGAATTTGTCGAGGGACAGGCGGAGCAGCAGGCGGAGGTCGGCGAGGATGCCGCGGCGGTCCTGGGAGACAATCGCGGGTTCGTCAACCAGGTGCTCGATGCCGGAACCGGCATTTATGCCCAGTTTACCGGTGTTGCTTTGGCTGCCCGTGAATTCGTCCGGGAGATTGATTCGTACGTGACCATGTTTCAGGCCACGGTGACCGAGTTGACCAATCCGGTGAACTCGCTGCTGGCAACGGTGAGTTACACCGCCAGCCTGCCGGGCCGGGTGATCGGGCCAATCGCGGCGGCCGTGGAGCGCACCGCCCGCTTGTATGATTCCCTGGCCGATTCACCGGCCCGTTTTTTGTCGAGTCTGAAACAGGCCTTCGCCGGACTGGAGGAGTCGGTTGCCGATTTCTCCCCCAGCACCAGCCAGGCCGGGACCGCCGCCCGTACGATGATGATCAAACAGCTGCGCATCGCGGCCGCGCAACGGATCGCCCTGGAAGCTGCCTACCTGTACAAAGCTGATGAGGCCAAACGGCAGACAGTGCGCCGGGCCGAGAAAACCCGGAGTTTCGATATCCTGGGCCGCTACATCAAGCCGCAGCCGACCGAGACGGTGCTGAACGTCCGCGAGTTGGAAGCATCGCTGGCCGATGTCCGGACTATGATCCAGGCGGCAGTTGACGAGGCTCGCGGGATGCGAACGCTGCAGACGATGGCCCGGTTGATCCTGGAGCATGTCAACACCGTGAAACTCGAGCGGGAAAAGATCATCGACGTGGAGCTGGACAATTCGATGCCGCTGCATCTGGTCTGCCTGCGTTACGGTCTGCCGTACAACTATGCCGAGCGGATCAGGTCGATCAACCCGGAGCTGCGCAACCCGAATTTTACTGAAGGGGAGGTCAGTATCTATGTCCGATAGCCTTTCCCTGCAGATCGGCGGCAAGCGGATCACGAAGTTTCTGGAATATACGGTGGAGGCCAATCTCTACACGGCGGACGATGCGTTTTCGCTGCTTCTGCCGAACCCTGAGATGGAGATCCGCGGCGGGATGACCTGCGAGTTGTATGTGAACGATACCCTGGAGTTGACAGGGATCATCGACCGCTGCAGCCACTCGTATGATAAGGGCGGGGTGAAGCTCCGGCTCGAAGGGCGCGATCTGATGGGCTTGCTGGTTGACTCCCACTGTGAGCAATTCGTTGATGTTCAGGGGAAATCGGTCAAGCAGCTGGCGGAGATGCTGCTCCCGACGGTGCCGTTCATTAACCGAAAAAAGATCGTCTACCAGGAGAACATCGTCGGCAAGCTGAAGGGGAAGAAGCTGACGGTCTCCCAGCCGGTGGTCGGCTTCCTGGACACGCCGCAGAAGATTAGCAAGATTGACCCCGGCATGACGGTGTTCAAGGTGCTCAGTACCTATGCCGCCAGCCGCGGACTGATGTTTTATTCCCTCCCGGACGGGACCTTTGTTTTCGGTCGGCCGAAGGCTGGCGGAGAACCGGCGTTTTATCTGACCTGTACCGTTGACGGGAACGGCAACAATGTCCTTGAAGGCGAGCTGACGGAGGATGTCTCGAAACGCTTTTCAAAGGTAACGATCATCTCGCAGGGCCAGGGCTGGGACGATGACGGCATGGACACCGGCAAGGTGAATACGCTGGTGACTAGGGAAGATGCTACCTTTCCTTTCTATAAGCCCTTTGTGACCCGGCTGACGAACGATTCTCAGAGCCCGGCGCTGGCCGCCCGGCTGTTGCTGGAGAAACAGCGGCATGAAGGTTTTCAACTGTCCTACCGGGTACCGCGGCACAGTCAGAACGGCCGGAACTGGACGATCAACGAACTGGTTAAGGTCCGGGACGAACCGCTCGGGCTGGATGATTCCTACCTGGTATTCGGCCGCACCTTCGAATTGACCAAGGCGGGTATGTATACCCGGCTGAAGCTCGGATATCCGGGGGTGGTCGCATGATCAGAGGCAGAATTTCGCAGGTGATCGAGGGTGTAATCAAGCGGTTTTCTGCTGCGGGCCGCTCTGCCGAGACAATCGCGAATCGTGAGTATTTCCAGCATTACGGCTACACCTCGCGGCCGCTGGCCGGGTCGGAAGGGATTATCATCCGGGAGGGGAACCACATCGTCATGATCGCCTCCGACGACCGGCGCTACCGGATCAGCCTGGAGGATGGCGAGGTGGCTCTCTATGACGACCAGGGGCAGAAGGTCCACCTGAAGCGCAACAATGAGATCCATGTCGTGTGCCTGGGAAAACTGACTGCTGATGTGACGAACGATGTGGAGATCAACACGGCCAGGGCGGCGGTCAATGCCTCGGAAAGCTGCATCGTGACCAGTCCGCTGGTCAAAGCGGTGGCCTCGGCACAGGTTATCCTGGATACGCCGATCACCCACTGCACCGGCGATCTCGCTGTTGCTGGCGGGATCAGCTGCAGCGGTACCTATGGCGCCAGCGGTGGCAGGATCCAGACGCCGGGCGACATCGAGTCAACGGCTGGCGAGGTAATCGACCAGGTCAGGAGCATGGCCGACGATCGCGCCCTCTATAACTCCCATATTCACAGCGATCCACAAGGCGGCTCGGTCGGCACTCCGACCCCGCAGGAGTAACGGATGGACTTTGCAATTGATCTGACAGACGGTTTTCCCGGCATGACGTACCTGGCTGCGGAAACGATCATGAACAATGTCTACCTGTCGCTGATGATCGAGCGGGGCAGCCTGTTTGTGAACCCTGAGTTTGGCTCCCGGCTGCACCTGTTGCGCCGGGCGAAGAACACCGCGAACACGGAAATACTGGCCCGCGAATATTGCCGCGAAGCGCTGCAATGGCTCCTGGACTCCGGCCGGGCTACGGATATCCAGATTGAGAGCGAGAGGGACCGTACCCAGGATCTGCATCGGCTGAAACTCCGGGTAGTCGTCACACAGACAAACGGCCGGGCGGTTACCTTTGAGACGTTTGTGGAGGTCGTATGAGTTTTGTTTTACCCGGCTTTGATGAGCTATTAAATAACCTGTTAACGGACTATAAAAACCAGTTTCCCGAGGCCGATATTTCCCAGGGGAGCCTGATCTTTATCAAGAGCGCCTGCTATGCCTCGGCCCTCTGGGGTCTGTATCAGTACCAGGATTGGATAGCCCGGCAGATCCTCCCCGATTCGGCCGACTCCGAGTATCTCGATCGGCACGCCTGGGTGCGAGGACTGGAACGAAAGCTGGAGGAGTCGGACGCGGCCCTGCTTGCCCGGCTTCTGGAATACATCCGTAGGCCACCGGCGGGCGGCAACCGCTATGATTACGTCAAGTGGGCGCTCTCCGTCCAGGACGTGGCCTCGGCGCTCTGTATCCCGACCGGGCAGGGACCGGGCACGGTGGATGTGGTTATCCTGGCCGACCCCGTTACGACCGGCTCCGAGATCCCGAACGCCGAACTCCTAGAAGCCGTCTATGCCTACATCATCGATCTCCACCCCGCCGCATCCCTGTTGACCAGGATACTGGCTCCGGAGATCCTGACCGTCGATGTGACTCTCACCCTCGCGGCACCGGGGATCAATCCGGTTGCCGTCGCCCAGGACATCACGGCCTATCTCAACTCGCTGACGGTCGGGAAAAACCTCTATATCTCGCAGCTGATCAACCTGGCGATCGGCACCAGCGACGGCGATGTGACCGTCACGGCGCCTGCGGCCAATGTTGTCGCGACCGATTACCAGGTGATCCGGCCGGGGGTGGTCAGTGTCACATAGCGACGTATTGCAGCTTCTCTTCCCGCTGAATCTGGAAGGCGTTTTCGCCGGAGATCTGGCCGTCGAAGGTGCGTCCCTGGACACTGCCCAGGCCTCGGCGGAGACGCTGTTGGTGGAGATGCTGCCGAACCGGGCCTATATCCTCCTGTCCGACTGGGAGCGGGTGACCGGGATCGTTCCGGAGGCAGACGAACCGGTGCAGTCACGCCGCGACCAGGTCGTCCGGAAGCTGCGCGAGTTGGGCGATATCAAAAAGCCCTACTACGAAACGCTGGTCCGGTCGCTCGGCTATGAGATCTACATCGAGGAGTACATCCCGACCATGGTGTCATGGGTGTGCGCCGGTGACGAGCTGATCACGAACGACGACCCGGCGATCCTGTTCATTTGGAACGCCCATATTTTCGGGCAGTCGATCTACTATTTTCACGCTGGTCAATCCTGCGCAGGAGAGCGCCTCGCCTGGTGGCGCCCGGCTACAGAGCTGGAGTCGGTCCTGGACGAGCTGCGCCCGGCACATGTGAAATTCATCTTCGCCTACGAGGAGTAATTTATGGCAAAAACGCTTTTTAACGACGGCGATCCGTCGCTCGGGATATTGGGAACAAGGGTGCTCTCAACTTGGCTGAATAAGGTGTTCAGCCACAAACACGACGGCCTGGACGAGGACGGTTCGGTCGCGAAAATAGCCCTGGATGAGTTGGCAACGGCAGTAACGCAGCGCCTGGTCCCTGCCGGTACAGTCATCCATACCGCCGCTGCAGCAGCTCCGGCCGGCTTCCTGAAGGCTAACGGTGCCCAGGTCTCTCGGGTGGATTATGCGGAGCTGTTTGCCGCGATCGGCACGACTTACGGCGTAGGAGACGGAGCGACGACTTTCAAGCTTCCCGATCTACGGGGTGAGTTCATCCGCGGTCTGGACGATGGCCGGGGTGTTGATGCTGGCCGTGCCCTGGGAAGCAGCCAGGCTGATGAATTTAAGAGCCATACTCACTCCTGGACGAAACCAGCCTCACCTCATAATGAGAACGAGACAAACGGCTACATCGCTGGCGGTATGCCTGCTGTTTGGCTGGATTTTACCGTGACAACCACCGCGGCAGGTGGAAGCGAAACCCGCCCGCGCAACGTAGCATTGCTGTGCTGCATTAAATACTGAGGAGACCCCTATGCAACGACCAGATACTCCTGATGGACTGTTCCTCGACGGCAACCCCAATACCGGCGTAAAAGGCACGCCGATCACGGCCGAATGGCTCAACGCCCTGATTGCCGTGGGGGCGTTTTTGAGTGGAGATACCGAACCGCCAGCCGCTGAACTGGGTGGGCCGAACGATTATTATCTATGTAAAACATCGCATAAAATGTATGGGCCGAAAGACCAGGAGACGGGCTGGCCTGGCGGTTATACCAGCATCATTGGCCCCCAGGGTGAAATCGGGGCTACAGGTGAGACCGGCAACCCGTATAAGGCATATGCCACGCTCGCACTCGCCAATGCAGACTTAGCCAATATTCCTGCCGATGGATTGGTTTGGGTGAATGCCGATGCCACGGCCGCGAACATTGGTTACTGGGCGAAAACTGGCGGCGTGCTGGTGCAGAGCAGCTATGACCGGGTGGCGGCGGTTGAATTAGTCGCAGAAGATGCCTTAACCCGAGTCAATAGCGTCGAGGCAAACATACAAGGTTTTTTCTTTGCGGGGAGCGGAGAGGCCTATCGGACACTCAAGAGCATATTAGGCGACAGCAAGGGCCTTGCTTTCGATCTATCATTACCCGGAACGGCTTTTCAGGACGTAGGGGGAACCCTCCCGGCGGTTGTAAACGGCGATCGGGTTTCTTCCCTTAAGGTTATCTCGGGAGATACTGCGGAAACACTACTTTTTGAGTCGCTAGACCTGACAACCTGGTCAGCCCCTAGCGGAGCTTCAGTCACAGCAACCTCCCTAACAGAAAATAGTGCGTTAGCCAACCACCTTGTTCAAAAAGTTTTTTCGCCAGCGACAGGATCTCACAGCCTAACAACCGTCGTAAAGCCAAATGGTAGGACAAAGCTTCGGGTTTCTCTATCTTCTTCCGCATACGCAGATTTTGATTTAGTGGCTTTAACTATGTTTGCTTCTTTCGGAGCAGACTTTATTTCAGGGAGTATCGTCGCGGTTGATTCGGGTTTTGTTCAGATAGAAATATTGGGTAACAATTTAGGAGCTGCGCAGTTGATTCTGATGAATTCCTCCGGATCTATTAGCTATACAGGCGACGGGGTCAGCGGGATATTGTTCCGAAGTATGCAGTGGCTTCGCCCAAATAGTGATTTAATTCAGGGTACGGCAACCAAACGCCCGACATATATCATAGACTCAAACGGTAGGCCTTGTCTGAGATTCGACGGGATATCTCAGACACTTGGATCAATTTATGATCTTACCGGGTGTGATAAGATTTCGTTTTCAATGTCTTTTGTTTCGAGAAAAACTAGCACATGTACTCTTTTAGAGCTTTACACCACGGGCGGAGGCCCCTCGCAAGGTCCGGGTTTCGGGGTTTATGCAAATAATGGGGCAAGTAATGTAATAGGAGCAGGCTTCGGGACGGGGAATACTGATTATTTATTCAATAACATTCCTGCGGTCGCTGGAAATATTCAGACAATTTCTGTCATATATGACCCGTCAGGATCCACAAAAGACGATCAAGTCCGTATAAGGTTGAACGGCTTAGACATAGATGAAACGCAGATAGCAAGTTTGGGGACTGTCGGGGTAGCCGCAATCAGTCAATTGTTTTCCATGAGTTTAGGGTCAAGGGGAGGGACTTCCGCCTTCTCCGACCTTGACATATATTCATTCTTGGCAGTCGGTAGAGCTTTGAGTGAGGATGAACTTTCGTCTCTCGAGCGGTCCGTCTCAGTCCGGGCGGGAGTCACCCTGGAATCAACTCCTATTTCTCCCTCCGGCACAAGCGAGATATTCCCTGTATTGTTCAACGAAAACGCGGTTTCTCTTGATAAAACTCTATATCGGCTAACCTCTCCGTTCGCATCATTGGATGTGCAGACGGAAGCAACTTCAATAAATGTCAGCGTCTACAACAACCTATATGCTTCTTACCCGACTTTTGTCCAAATAGGGGTTTATATAAATGGAGTTTACAACCAGACAATCACCCCGACCGCTTCCGGCGCGACGACTCACAATATAAACCTACCCGCCGGAAACAAATTAGTGAGTTTTGTCAACGGATTACAATCAACCGCCGGCGGCGCCTCTGTTTTGGGTACGTTTGTCACGAAAATAAGCTCGGAGAGCACGCTTTCTCAAGTATCCATTCCCCCCGTCATGAGGTTTTTAGCATACGGTGACAGCATAGCGGTGGGGGGAAACGCATTAGATCCGACCCGTTACGGATGGGTAATGCAAGTCAGGCAAGCGGCGTTTCCGAACTCAGTCGCTCTTGAGGGATGGGGGTATCGCGCATTATACGACGATGCAAACACGCCGGAACTGTTGAAGGCATTTGTTAAAAGGCTCACAAATTACGGCCCCGCTACCATATGGCTCGCGATAGGGACCAATGATTATGGGCTTAATAAATGGAGTGCCGCAAGTTTCGGAAGTGTTTATGCGAACCTTCTCGACCTAATACACACATATATGCCATTGGTTAAAATTTATTGCCAAACCCCCCTGATCCGGGGGAGCGAGGCCGCGAACTCTTTCGGGGATACCCCCGGCGCGTATCGAGCACAGATTTCCGATGCATTCTCGACGCGGGGAGCTTTTTGTGCGCTTATAGATGGTACCGCAATCTTAACAACCGGAGACCTGGCAGACGGGGTCCACCCAAGTACGGCTGGGCATACAAAATATGCAGAATCAGTAATAACGACATTGGGGTGGTAGCCTTACAAAAATAGTCACCATGTTTAATCTAAAAAATATTTCATTTCATGAACCCATGTTTTGTACCCAAGTGCCGATAAGTGCACCTTGTCTTCAATATAGTATTCATTATTCATAGTTCCGCTGGTCGAGAACTTTGAATAAAGATCTAAATATTTGCATTTGTATTCTTCTGAAATTTTTCTTATTCGCATATTGACATCGCGGATTGCGATATCAGGCGCTTTACTGCTTTTGGTTGGTAATACACTGACTAAGAGTAGATTGTCTGGTGATACCAGTTTTAAAATCTGTCTAACTATGTCGCGATAATCTTGTTGTATTTCAAGAGGGGACCTGCCGAATCCTAAATCGTTGATGCCAACCATCAAAACGACTTTTTGAGGTTTGCCGTTTATGTTACTTGAAATACGTGCTTTCATTTTTAACGCTGTATCATAACCTAGCCCACGATTTAGTAGCCGTTTATTAGGGTAAAACTCGCTCCATTCGCAATTTTGCGTAATACTATCTCCTAGCATTACAATGGAATCATTTGTAATTGGCAT